ACTTCGAACACTTCCAACCCTAGACAAGGTGTTGCACTTCTATTTAGAACCCGGGGGTGGATTTGAACGCGCCTCTTGAGGGAGGTGAGTCTGGTGAGGTTCCACAGGATTAGCCCGTGTCCTCGTTGTGGGGGCAAGGTCAAGGCGAAATGGGAGCGGGACGGCGTGCAGTGGTTGCCTGAATACACGTTCTTTATCGTGATGTTCCGCTGCACTGTCTGCGGGCTCGGCTTCGAGGGAGGTTGTTCACGGAAGCCCGCCCCGTATCAGTTGCAATACAATATCGCCGCTTGGAACCGCATATGCAACGGTGATAAATGCTTCACGTTGACCTACATGAGTCAGGAAGACGGACGATGAAGTTGGAGACCAAGGAAGAATATCTGGTCGATTCGGCTATCGAGATGCTGTATCCGACCGTCACTTTCAATTCCTATGAGGCCGCTGTGAAGCATATCCACGAGACGCCGGGCACGTGGCGAATCACAAAAATCTATCGCACCCTACCAGTCGGCGAGGAAGTCACGGAGGCAGACGATGAATGCTGATGTGGAGCGGATTCGCGAGAGTCTGGGAGGCAGACGATGAAGGCGACGGACGTGGAGATCGAACGACGGTGCGGCATGGTCACAGGTGCCTCCTGCGGGAATGTGACCCTGAGCTGGATTCCCGGAGACGGCCGAAACGGCACCCGCTCATGGGTGCTGGCCACTCATGATGGCGACAGCATCCGCCGCATCCGGTTGAGCCGGAACGAGCTCGGCGACCTGGAGGACATCCTCCAATCAATCGCGAACGAGGAGAAGGAACTGCGAGGTGGACGATGAGCACTCTGGATATTTTGGGTAACACGAGCGAGCAGGCGGATTCGATACGTCTGATGCTCAAAGTGCGGGGCATGAAGGACGGTCGTTTCATCGACGCCGACCCGCTCATTATCCTCAAGGCCGACAATCATCAAGGTTCCGACAGGTGGGACGTGTATGTCAGCAAGACGGTGTATCCGACCGCCGAATCGTATGGCACGCTCGCCGGCGTGCTGAGGATGCTCGCCGACGACGTGGAGATCATGGCGCGAGAGAAGGAAATGGGAGGCGGACAATGAGCGGACACGACGAAACAATTCATCCAGACTATATTCCCGAGGATTTCAGGGAACTGCTGCGCATGGCTTGCGATTCCGTCTGGGAACAAGGCGAGCTGTACAGCGAAGACCTGTTGCTGGCGGCTTTCAAACCCGTCATAGACGAACACGACCGGCAGATAGCCGAACAGGCATGGGAGAACGGATATATCCAAGCCCTCAAGAACATGAACCCCATGCCCGGCGAGGAACCGCCCGAATACACGCCAAACCCATATCGAAAGGAAAACGCATGAACGAGATTCAGCTTACAGACCATTTGGTCGCGCATATCGGCGCGGAAGGCACCTGCGGCCGTTATCAAGCCAAAATCTGCGAAGACGGCAACTTCAGAGACTTCCTGTACGCCATGAGCCTCAAACGTCTCAAACGCAAATGCGAGAAGTATGCGAAGCGTGAACGCAAGGCCATCGCATATGTCGCCACGCTCAAGGAGGAATCATGAGCGTAAGTAGTCTCAAAACGCGAAGAAGGAATTGAATTGAGCGGCTGGCGTGACAAGGCCGCGTGCCGTGACATGGACCCTGACCTGTTCTTCCCAACCACGTCCAGCGAGGAACGATTGGCGCTCAAGGCCTGCGCCCAATGTCCGGCGATATGCGAATGCGCACGGTACGCGGCGGAACATGCCCTGATAAACGGCTACCCGCTGCAAGGCATATGGGGCGGCATAAACAGAAGCAAAGGCAAGAACTACAGGAACAACGAAAAGGAGATGTAGGAATGAGCATCGCGGACGATGAAGCCGAGAAGGCGTATCCGACCCGCCACTGGGAAGGAACGCATGTCAAGAAACAGTTTTACTGCGACACGGACGATTTACAGGAAGCGTACCTGCGCGGCCGCAATGCGCCACCGGCTGACGCCGAGATCGAAGCCGTGGCGAAACGGCTCCTCTGGAACAGCTGCAAAAGGTATGACGACGAATATGCGGCAAAGGACGAGGAAGAAGCATGGTATCGCGAAGGCTGCTTCCCCGGAGGGCAGGAAGACTATATCCGACAAGCCAAGGAACTACTCGCACTGGCGCGGAAGGCGGTAAACGAATGAGTCGCTATGGCAAGGCCGAAACACTCGCCATCGCCGCTGCCGTACTGTTCTCCGTACTGTTCTTCGTACTGTTCTTCGCCTTCGTTGCCTATCTCGGCTGGGCTGAAGAAACGGCGAACACCATCATCCTCCGCGACGGCAGCCGATCATACGCATGCCAGACCAGCAGAATCTCACAAGCGCCACACAACTGCAAACCGGTCAAGGAGAAATCATGAGCATCGGATACGTGGAATGCGACCACTGAACCATCTGACTTGGAGCATCACCGACTATCGGGTGCGTATCAGCTCTAATTTGGAGAAGGGGGCTCATGTTGAGCAAAGCGAAAAGTAAAGCATGGCAACTGCTCATTGAAGACTCGAACCGTCCGGCAGAGGAGATTCGCTTGGCTACCGGACTTCGGGTCGATGTGATCGAGCAGATGCGCGGGGACGTGCAAAAACGACTACGAGACAACCCGGAGTTCTGATTATGAGACCGAGTTATCTGCCCGTCCAGTATGAGCATTGCCCGTACTGCGGAGGAATCTTGAACGTATTCGGGGACTGCGTGGACTGCCAGTTTCACGATGACCCGACTGAATGGTGGATGGACGAATGAGCCGACAGAAAGCCAAAGGCACACTGCTTGAATCCAAGGTGGTCAACTATTTGCGCGCCCGGTTGGGTGACAGCGAGCAGACGATACACCGTGAGGTGTTGCATGGCACGAAAGACCAGGGCGATATCACCGGTCTGCGTATCCACGGCCGGCCGGTCGTATTGGAGTGCAAAAACTACAGCACCTACGCTGGGAGACTCAAGGAGTGGATGCAGGAGGGTCGCACTGAGGCGGGTAACGCGGACGCACCTTACTGGTTCGTCGTGTTCAAGCAGAAGGGTCTCGGCTTGGACTCGCTGTCAAGCATGGACAACCAGCCCGTGCTTACCGACTTGAAGACCCTCGCATTGATAGCAGGACATGGAATCATCGAAGGAGACGAAGAATGAGCTACGACCTGTTCATAGTGGACAAGGATGTGCCGGAACCGGAATGGTTTGACGTATGCGAACGGGACGGCGAGCATGTGCGGACCGCTCATGGCCATTATTTCAACTACACGTATAATCTATCCGCGTTTTTCACCGATTACAAGGTCCATCCTAAGCATGACCTGGACGGGTTGACGGCCGGGGAGGCCGCAGCCCGTATCGACAAGGCGTTGAAAGACATCTACTTGGAACCATTGTATGTTTTGCGCGGCAAATACAATCCGCCGAACTATTGGGGCAGCGTGGACAGCGCCATCGCATGGTTGAAACTGATATACGACTATTGCCGGGAACACCCGGACTATATCGTGAGGGAACGCTCCTAAGGAGAAATGATGGAAGATAGGAAACTCGTTGATTTCGCCCGTTGGCTGAACGATCATCCGGGCGAATGGAATCTTTGGCCGTATCTCATTCCCATACAGGCCGACCGCAGGGATACCGTCGCATCGATGAGGCTTGTCATGGAACGCATCAAAAACCATCAGTACGACGAGTTCCGCGTGGACACCGTATTGCTCGAATACGAACTATTCAACGGTTTCATGGGCTTCGACAACGGTGGCGTGCATGAAAACGGTCTCGCGTTGAAGATGAGGCTCAAAGCATGACCGCGCGTGGAGATGACCGCAAACTCATGCACTGGATAGCCTCGCACGGCTACACGGTGGTACGCGCCGGCAGCGGCCACTGGAAGATATTCGATGACGGCGTGCTGCTCACGGCGACGAGCGGCACGCCCTCGGACTGGCGAAGCCGCCACAACTTCATACGAGATTTAAGGAGACGAACATGTTCAATCTAGCATCGAAGATTCGGCACTGCTGCCCCCTCTACGGATGTGTCCCGCTCATATTCGAATGGAGAGGCCGCTACATGTTTTTCTGCACCCACTTGGAAGCCCCTTATGCCGATACGAGAGAGGAAGCATGGGATAAGTGGTGCGGAATGGTTGAGAACATTTGGGAAAGGGACAGGAAATGACCTGGATCATACGAAATTCTGGAAGGCAGTAGCCGAGAACCGCAGTGAGAACGCGGTCGCTGCCCTCGAAACCATGATTGAGGAGACGGAATGAGTCTGGTGAGTTTAGATTTCAGGAAAGTGGTATAACGATGGCCCGCAAAGGATACATCCAGCTTGTCAACGGCTTCTACATGAATCGCAAGGTGCGAAAACTCAGGCACACATGCCCGAGCGCGATAGGTGCGTTCACGATGATGCTTACCTTCTGCGGAGATAATCTTTCAGACGGTCATATCAGTGAAGATGATGCGCTTTACGTGCTGGATATCACCGATTCAGAACTTGAGGCACTGTGCAATGTCGGCATGATCGAACCGGACGGGAACAACGGGTACTATATTCACGATTATCTTATACACAATCGCAGTCGCGAACAGGTACAAAAGAAGCGTGAAAGCAATGCTGAAAATTACCGTAAAAATAAAAACGAGGTAAAAACCTCCGATTCAGATGACTTTCAGACGGCTGAATCACGTCTGAATCGGGACAAACACCAGAACACCAGAACACCAGAACACCAGAATGAATTATCTAAAGATAATTCAACTCCCCCTACCCCCTCAAAGCCTGACTTCGATGGACTGCTCGACAGTCTTGAGCGTATTTACCCGACGAACAGGTTCGACGGGAAGACCTCTCAGGCTCGAATGCAGTTGGAAATCGAATGGCCCAAGATTGTGAGAGCTGCCGGCGAGGCTGACCCGCGTGAGTTTCTTGAAGCCAAAACCCGAGCGTATGTCGGGGCCACCGAGGAACGGTTCGTGAAGACGTTCAGCCGGTTCATCGGCGGGGAACTGTACGCACGCAACTGGGAGAAACCCAAACCGGAGACCCCAAGGGCCCGGCAAGTCCAGCCGGTCAAGTCCCGCAGCCAGCAGAATCTCGAAGCGAACATGGCGAAAACCTGGCAGTACATGACCGAGGAGGAGCGTGCCCGATACTCGCAGGGAGGTCTCAATGCTCAGCAAGGGTGAGGCGGCGGCGTTGTTGTCGCTGATTAACGCGCATCACGGCAACGCGCAGTGGGATGATGTTCAGCTTGACGCGTTTCATTCGGAACTGCGTTCGGATATCACGGCAGCAGAGGCGCGTGAGGCCGTTCGACGCTTCTACGCGGACAACAGCACGGGTCGCTGGTGTGGTTCCGGCGACATCAACGGCATCGTCCGCAAGCTGCGCAACGGTGCGAAACCGTCCGAAGCGCAGATAGGCCGGGAGTGCGAACGTCTGGGACTAGTGGAAGATCAGGCGTGGTTGTATCGCCGGCAGCGCATGATGGGCCGTTCCTCGGACGAGTCTCGACGGGTGGCGTTGGCCGCGCGTGACCCGCTGCGCTTGCCGCCCGCGAAACCCAAGCGCAGGCGTGAGGGCGGCGGTTTCAATCCGGGTTTGGGCGTGGCGTTGGACGAGGTTCTGGCGACACGCCGTCCGGCTGAATCATGACCGGTTTGATGGCATAATTGGGAGTTGCTGACACGTCCGAGACCTTCAAAAAAACCGAAGGTCAAGGTCACTATTGTCTTTTTCCACTGAAACTACGAGGCTCTGCCGCTACCACGGTTGCTGGCGGGATATCGTCACCGACGCGCCGTCACCGCTTATCGGACATGGCGTCGAACCGAATCTGAATCTCCTGTGCGACAAGCACGCCAGCCAGTTGACCGGCGACCTGCGATGGTTGGACCGCAGTCTGCCCGACCTGTGCGAGTATCGCATCAACCGCGCCTACGGGCACAAGAACGGTGGCGGCGGTCAATCCGGCACCGCTCCCGCACCGTTGCGCGAAGCCCTGCATGATCTGCTGTACGCGGACGATGACCACGGTTATCCGGGTTTGCAGGGCACGTTGTACGAGTGGATGCGCAGTCTGAAGATCAATATGCCCGAGTCCACGCCACTGTCGGACATGGTTTACCGTATCGCCAATCATCCGAAACTCGTGGAGCATTCCAGCACCCCCGTGTACGCGGAACTGGTTCACAGTCTGACACGCAAGCTGCGTCGTTTTCTCACGGACGATGACGGGGAAACCGTATTGTACGGCTCATGCCCCGCCGACAAGTGCTTGGGTCAGCTTTCCTGCTATGCGGACGCGGAGACGGCGAAATGCCCGAAATGCGGTTTCAGTATGCCGGTAGCCCTTATCAGGGCGGAACGGGTGAAACGTCTCCTCCAATCGGAGGCGGTGAGAACCCGCGGCGAACTGTTGGACATCATCAAGGCGTGCGGAATGCGCGTGAACCGCAGCACTTTGCGTAGTTGGATACATCGAGGCCAGTTGCCCCAGCAGGGCGAGGATGCGTACAGCAATCCGCTTTACCGGTTCAGTGACTTCTACCGTCTCGCGTCCGGCCTGTCGGAGGACGCGGACGTGTGGGAGATCATGCAGGTTTCGCAAAACCAATCCAAGGAAGGAGACAACAAGTGAGCAATCAGATTCAACCATTCGACTTCAACGGCATTCAGGTGCGTGTCCTAACCGACGAACACGGCAACCCGTGGTTCCTTGGAGCGGACGTATGCACCATTCTCGGTACGGCCACCAACCATATTCGGGAATACCTCGATGCCGATGAAATCACCAATATCCGTAGTACGGATATTGCTCAGAACGGCGGCAAGGCACCCGTTTTCGTGTCCGAGTCCGGCTTGTACTCCCTCGTGTTACGCAGCCGCAAGCCCGAGGCTCGCGAGTTCAAACGCTGGGTGACGCATGAGGTGCTGCCATCGATTCGCAAACATGGCGCGTACATGACCGAATCGACTTTGGAAAAGGCAGTCACCGAACCCGACTTCCTTATCCGACTTGCCACACAAATCAAACAGGAGCGGGCGGAAAAGGAGAAGGCCCAAGCACAGGTCGAACGGATGCGTCCCAAGGCATTGTTCGCTGACGCTGTGGAAACCTCGAAGACCAGCATCCTTGTGGGCGACTTGGCGAAAGTCCTGAAAGGCAATGGCGTGGATATTGGCGGCACTCGCTTGTTCGCGTGGCTGAGGGACAACGGATGGCTGATGAAAACCGGCAGCTCTCGCAACATGCCCACGCAGAAATCTATGGAATTGGGCTTGTTCGAGATCAAGGAAACCACCGTGGTTCACTCGGACGGTCACACGACCATCAACAAGACGCCGAAAGTCACGGGCAAAGGTCAGACGTTCTTCGTCAACAAGTTCCTCGGACACAGGGAGATTACTCAATGAGCATCAATCTTGGTACCACGGAAGTGGAATTGAGCTTGTACTCCAAGGCGCTTCAACTAGCCACGTTCACCGTGGAAGTCCCGGTGGTGGGCGAACTGGAACCGGACAGCGTGTTTATAGGTGACGACATGCGACCATGCGCGCACGCGACCGTGATGCCGCCGCCCGACGGTTCCGTCGAAAAGGCCGTTAGAGCCGGTGTTGAAGCGTTTCAGAAGGCGTTCAACGAGTCGATGGAATCGAGGGGCATGTGAACCGGCTGAAACGACTGTTGCACTTGGAGGAGCCGGAACCGGTCGAAAAACCGGAACCTGAACCACCGGTAGTGGAACCATGCCCCATCTGCGGACTCGTACCCAAACTGAAGCATGTGTGCGTCACCCGCAACTACCGCGACTACTGGCTGGAAAAAGACTCGTGGCAGCTCTTGGAATGGTGCGATCACGTCGAAAGCATCCTTTCGTTCGCCTCGTTTTTTGAAGACGAGAGTGTTCAGAAGTGGAATACCGGTTGCAGACGGTTGAAGGCAGTGGTTGACGAGCCGGTTCCCGAATGCCCCGCCTGCGGGGAGAAACCCGTCGTGCAAACGGACTCGGAGTCGGACATCCCCCAGCTTGTCTGCTCATGCAACGAACTGTTGAGCAATGTGGAGATAACAAACGTCTATAAGCGCAAACACGAGTGGATACGTCGTTGCGTGGCGTTGAAACGCAAGCAGGACAACGTGAGTGAAATGGAACAACTGATCGGAGAAACACAATGAACGGACATTATTCGGTTATCACGAATTTCGGCTGTCATTGGACATGCCCCTACTGCATCGTAAGGAAAACCGGATTGAACGTGCCGGTGACAGACATGCAGGCCACGCTGCGGACCATCAGCCGTGAAAGCGAACGCCACCCCATGAGGTTCCTGAGCTTCAGCGGCGGCGGAGACCCCCTGTTCCCCATGCGCGAGCCGGAAGCGTCGAAACGTGTCGCCTTCTACCGGGAGGCGATACGCAGGGCCGGAGACTGTCTTACGGAAACCGAGATGCACACCAGCTACTTCCAATGCGGACGCAACGTGGCTCAAGTCATGCAGCAGGTCAGGTTCAGCCGCGTGGTGTATCACATGCGTCCCACGAGCTTGTCCGATGACGTGGCGTTGGCATTGCCCCGCAAATGGTTCGACGGTCAGAAGGTGCGTGTCGTGTACGTGGTCACTCCCGATTTCACGCCGGAGCGTATCGACCGGATAGCCGGTCTCGTGGCCGATAGCAACGTGGTTGATGAATTGTCGTTCAGGCAGAAGGTCAACCCCGACAACACTATCGACCACACGTGCGAGGAGTATTTGAAGGCCGGCCATCAAAACCGCTGGTGGTACATCCAACAGGATGATTACAACACGTATGTCGTGAACGACCGGCTTTACACACGATTCAGCGATATCGGCAAGGAGGACCACAGGTGAGCAAGAAGATTCGCGTCGCATGGGAAGACCTACAGCCCGGCGACCTGATTCACGTCAAAGGCAGTACGAACGTGTACCAGTTCATCCGCTTTACGGAAAACAAGTGTCAGGCTGAGGTAGGCACTTCTGGAGTCTGCGCCGGTTGGGGAGGGCGGAAAGTCCGGGACAATGAAGGTAAAGTTCGTTACTGGTTCGAGACAGGCCCGACAGCTATGCTCGTGGTCTCGCTCCTCGGTTTCGCCTATGCCACCCGTCCCGCGCCTAAGAAGATTGGGCTGGCTGGCTATTACATGCCGTTTGATTCAGGTGAATACTGGCTGAAAACCTCTTTTGGCTGGTGTCGAATCCTTCTCGTTCTCAATAGGGTTGGCCAGCCCGTTCAGCCGTTAAGCGTGGGATGGTACGACGGAGAAGCGAGTCATTGCCGTACATTCTATTCATGGCACGAAATGGTCGAATGCCTCCACCCACGTGAACTATTGACCGCTGAGGAATACTACACGCGCAAAGCCAAGGGGGAACTATGACGACCATTCAGGCAGCAGGGCATGATCGCCTGCTGCAATGCGTGGGCCAGCTACATGATCGTGCACATGCTGACCGCTTCGCTGCATTTGGCCGCAATGACACCCGCATTGACGGAGCAGCTGAACCATGCGCGCAAAACCATTCACGGCGGGCAATGAGCGCGATCCCAATCATCCTGTTCACGCTCCTACTGGGGGCCGTCGCCATCATCGAGAATCGGAGAAAACATTGACCAAGGAACCTGAGACGCTGTTTCCCCATCAGAGGTGCATCATCGACCTGACCGAGTTCGCGCACAAGGTCAGCGTGGAAGTCCGCGTGTACGATACCGAGGAAACCATGCGGAGAGCCGCCTGCATCGACTCGGTGGAATCCTCCATCGAATCCGATGACCTCGACAGGCCGATTGGAGATGCCGCGTTCGAAAACGGTACAGCCGGAATCACCCTCATGCAGTCCGCGACAATCGACACGCAGACCAATGTGGTGAAATACGGGAACTCCCCCATGTGCGTGATCTATTTGAGCCGCGAACACCTGCTGCCGCATATCGTCAGCCATGAATGCGTGCATGCTGCGATGGGCTTGTACAACGCCGAGATTCTCGGATACCGACACAAGGCCAAGGCATGCAAGCACATGACGGTCTCAAATGAGCTTGTCGCATACGTGCAATCCGAACTGTTCCGCTGCGTTATGGAGTTCCTGGCCGATGCCGTTAAAACAACAGAAGAGGAACAATGAGCTACATCATCGACCGAACTAATTACCTCTTTTCCCCTAATGACTCGCCTTACAAGAACGCTCGTCTCGTGGAAGTCCACGAACCGTTTGAACGCCAACTAAGTAAAGGAGTCACCGAGAAAGGCTCCCGCATCGAGAAGAAGTGGATCACGGACGATGACCCGTTGACCGTCTATACGAACGAAGGCCGTATCGTCGTGCAGGACACCGGTTACTCAGAGTATCCCATCGGTATTGAGATCTACGACGATTACCGGGAATAAGAATGCCGTCCTAGTGTGCTTCCATGAGAGGCAGTGGCGGCTTCTAACAGTCTCAATAATAAAAACCCGTGGAACGACTCTATTCCGAGTGCTCCACGGGTTTTCTTGTATAATCGGGCCCACATTTATGGTTATCAGTTATTAGCATCGTCATTTTTTTACTCGTGGTAACCGCCCGTCAATTAGCACCGGACACGCACTAGTTCCAATCGACTGGGGCAAGCACCCGTAGGGTTTCGTCATTGTTGACGATCTCCCACAATCTCGCCATGTCATCGGCCTTGATCTGCGGGTAATCATCATTCCTGTCATAAACGATGTCGAAACCGTCCAATCCGGTGAGATAATCCTTGATATTGACCAAGCCTTTATCCTCAGCCTTATCGATGGTGCCGGTGGAAACGAGCGCGTCACCGAACGGGGAGAGTCGGGGGACGCCATGCCCCGAATACGTCCAATTGCCGATAATCACGTCATTGTTGGGGAATACGATGATTCCGCTCTCATTGTTGGTCGCGTCGAAAAGCGTGTCAAAGTCAGTCATAATAGCTCCTTGGGTATGGTTGCTAATTCCCAGAAGGCCACAAGTCCTATGGCTTTCTGTGTATCAAGATTTTGGTATTCCTTGCATAGGTCGGCGGCGAACTTGGCGAGATTATCGGGGGCAAGCACATAGTTCTCCCCGCTCTCCCCCGCCTCGTCATAGTATTTCCACACCTCATGCAAGGCGGCTCTCATACGTTCAGCGTCCATTGATTACCTCCTGATTCCAGTCCAACATGTCAGCGGCCAACCATTGCCCGCCGCCTGAAGCATTGGCGTACAGCCAAGCCCCGTAAGAGATTCGAGCCGCCTTATCGCGTTTAAGCCATGCCTTCAGCCATATGAGACGCAGCTCCCAGCGTGGTATACGCCGCCACAACTCGGTGTTGGTGGCGGGGTCGAAACGCTCATAACGGTAGATTGCGGTAATCAATTCGCCCACTTTCTCTTGACATGAGAGCCGTCCTCGTAATCGGCGCTGACCATATCGTTGTCCAGTTCGTCAATGTCCAACAGGTCTCCAACGCCGTTTTCGTCAACCCAGTCGCTCAACTGGTTGAACGTCAAGCCTTTCGGCGCGGTGACGTGACGCTTCTCGATCTGCGTCACGCGCTGGTAAATCGTGTAGACTTCGGTTTCTTCATCCATGATGGAAACTCCCTTGTTATTGTCCGGTAAAACGATTAACGGGACAATAGACAGCTCTAAAGTCCCGTCTAAATGCTGATTTATGTGAAAACCGCACCATAGAAAGCCCTATGATGCGGTTCTAAATGATGGTTTCTATAAGAATGACCCCATAGAACAAGTCCATGAGGCATGAAAACGATAACGGCTATACGCTTCGCCTGTATGGTGGAATGTCCAATGTGGCTTTCAACCCGTCGTTAACATGCTCCGCGTCCCTCAACGAGAGTCGTCCGAACCATTGTAGCAGTTCGCTCCTGTTGAAGTAGAAGCGTTGCGAACAGCGCACGAGCGACGGCTTCAACAGCCCCTCGGCCTTCCAGTCGAGCAGCGGCACGTCACCGGCCTCATCCCAATCAGTGTTGCCGGTTATCTTCGCCACGATACCCGACACCAGATCGCCGTCAACCTCGGTGATAACCACCGGACGCGGCTTCCCGATACCGGGATGGTCGGGAAACTCGACCCACATCAGCCACACGTCATACAGGCGCGGTTCATTTGGCGTACTGGTCATAGACATCATCCTCCGAATCATCCCAATCGGCGGGCAGTATCACATGGCCCTTCTCCGAACGCTCGAACATGTATGCATTGTGAACAGGCGGCACCGGATAACCGTCCGGCGTGTGTCGCGTCGGCTTGAACGGCAATCCGTTGTCCACCAGAGACTGGCGTAGGAACATGTTGACGGCGGTGCTCAGGCTCATGCCCATGGAATCGTAGAGCGCGGCGGCGCGCGCCTTGACGTCATCATCGACATTGGCTACCAGCTTACCCATAACAACCTCCTTAATGGTTAACAGATGGTATCAATCATATACCATATTGGGTTAGGAATGAGATATGAGTTTTCACCAGTAGATTCTGATTTCAGCGTCACTGCCAACCCAATTGTCAGGCAAAGCGGGGAACACTTCGCGCCACTCGGGTGTGAGACCATCCCGAAACTCGTCGTAATCATCCAACGAGAAATAGTCGCATTCATCGTAGCCATCGTCATGGCTGACACCTGATTCCAGCGCGTCCAGCATGTCAACCATATCCGAAGTGGCATTCGGATACAGCCACGTATGCACGGTATCCTCATGCCTCCAGCCTTTCAGCGGCGTCGAATTGCCATAAACGGTGAGCTTGATTGAAGCGCTCATAATAATCTCCTAAAGAAATATTGATTTGGCTTGTAGCAAAAAATGGGTTGCCGCCCAGCGGAAGTGAGGAAAAAGCTGGACGGCAAGAACTTAGAACAGCGGCAAAGCAAACCGCTTGTCGGGTAAATCGGTGGCGTTCAATGCCGCCAAAATCAGATCAGACGTGTGAAGCGGAATGTTGGCGCGCACCGCCGCGATATTATCCGGCGTATACGCATAGCCAGAGGACTCCAGAACCTCACGAATCTTGCTAGTGGGTATCTTGACTTCCATCATTCCCACCCCAGCATGTCGTCGATGCACCAGCCGATAGCGCACTCATACCGGTCATACGTGGTGGAATACTTCTGTGAGAACGCCTCACGCGCCCTCTTGTCGAGCATGTCCAACGACAAACCGGTTTCGGCTATCTGCTGTTCCGCAGTATCGAAGTCCGGCGCGGTGTATGGCTTGTCCAGCTTCAGCATGGCACGACGGCGTAAATCATCGATAAAACCATGCTGGCAGTCGAAGATATCCGCCACGCTATCCGCGTTATCGGCGGCCATCTCGTAAGCCGCCTGCAACAACAGGCGTACGGCTTTCTCCCGAATCTCGCTCATGTCACGCCGCCTTAACCCACTTGTCGCGGACGGTAGCCACGTAATCGGCCACCGCCTTTTCCAACTGCCTGTCACTGCCACGCTCATAACGGGCACGGTAGGCGACAACGCACCTGCCATTGGCCGAAGCAACGTAGGCCACCTTGCGGCCCTTGCTGGTACGGAAGTGACGGATAGGGCCCAAACCTTGCAATTCGGGGCATTCCTTAGCCATCATCAGGTCAGGCATCGTACAATAGGAGACGGCGAAACTGTTCACCTTCGGCGGCACTTCGGGAATCTCCTGTGTATCCGGCGCGGGTTCATCATCCATGAACTCGTCTTCCAATATCGCGTCCTCGGGCATAGGCACCGGCCACTGAACATTGCTCGTGAAGCGTTCCTCCTCACACTTCCAGTTTGCATCGATCGATGGGTGCGCGACAATGCCGCCAACCGTTTTAGCGTCCATTCCGGTAGGTACCGGCACCGGCACTGTCTTCATACGCTCGGAATCGGGTATGAGCATCCAACCATGCTCAAGGTCAACGGAGCTTGACCTCATGCCATTCAAAAAGTCCTCATACTGGACTCCCTTGGCCTGAACATTCCACGCCGTGCCCTGCGAAGTCTGGGAAAGTGACCAGACTCGTCTAACCCGAGCGTTCACATACCGAACATCATATTTCGAGCCATCCTTGCGCAACCGCACCCACATGCCGCTCACGGCATTCACGTTACGCGACGGGTCATTGGTCAGCTTCTTCATTTTGGTTTACCTCACTTGTAAAGATTCGATTTTGATTGATTTTCTGGAATGAGTAGGCGGCTAGAAGACTCTCAGCATTCACCCTCTTCGGTGGCTTCGGTGTAGAAAACGTCGTCCATTTGGTCATTGTTGAAACGCTCATTGATGTAATCGGAAATTGCCTTACCGGTATCGTCTTCGTTAATTAGCTGACTAATGCGGGTATGGCTCACACCGTTACCGTCCAAAATGTAAGCGTCTTGCGCCCAACCATCTTCATGCTCGAAAGCCTTGTTATATTCGGTTTCCGTCACATATCCCCAGTCGCCAAGGCGATAGATGCCCTCATAGGGTTGGAAACCGTCATAGCGCGTCAATGGCGATAGTTTTTCGTCAACACGTTCCACCATGTCGGCAACATCTTTAACGGTAATGGACATTTTGAATCTCCCTTAAACAAGAGGGGCACGGCCACAACGCCATGCCCCACAACGATTTATTAACGATGGACTCGCACCATGTAGCCCCTACCCCACGGGACTAGCTCCACGGGATAACCTTTGGCCTCATAATGCGATTGAGTGGCAACAGCCACGGGAAACGACTTGCAACGGTAATGGTCAATCATGGTCGATCACTCACCCATATACGCAACTGGGTTAAGTTGCATGCCGATACGCCGCCATGCCCTGACCAATTCGGCGGTAGGCGCGTACCGTTCGACAGCCGACCGGCTACCGTCGTACCGTGCGGCCATATCATTATCAAAACCGATAACAGTATCGGCCATGATATGACGCGCCTCTTTCGACGTGATGGCCTCACAATGCCAATTGCCATCAAACACGTCGTCGGCAACCCAAGCGTCACGCTCAGCCCTCGACTCGAACACGTAGAGCTCACCCGGCCATGACCCGTCATCCCATGTCGCGCCGATACCATAAGCCCAGCGGAAAGCGTAGAAGTAGCGTGCCATCATGCCACCGCCTTAAACTCATGCGATTGGATGAAATCGTTGCGGCTGCAGACGTTCTCAGGCGGGAAAAAATTACTCGGCCAGAACGTGAATGCACCGTCCTTGAAGTAGCCTCCTTCAATCCACTCGAAACGCTTACGCCGGACACGCCGAACGGTAAGCCAGACGGTATTGTATTTATCGAACGTCACCGTCTTGTCAGTGGCTTTGACGATAACGTAGATGTCGCCGGCCAACGATTGGGCCGACCAGCCAACGTGGAAGTCGCTTGGATTCAGTATTTCTTCAGGCATGGCACACCTCCATTAGTGTGATATAGGATCTATAGGTTTGATTGATTGAAATTGCCCGAATGGGCGGGAAGCGCGGATTAATGCGCCGCGCTATCGCAGTCAAACTGTCTTAACGAAAGATTCGGGCATGTCACGCCGGAACGTGTACCCGTCGAACATATCGCCGTGCATCTCCTCAACGGCGAACCCATTGCCGCGCATGAAGTCCAGGAACTCACTCATGCCCATGCCGCCAAAGCACAGCTCATACCCGTAATCGAGTTTGTTGACTACGCGCGTGACCTGACCACTATAACCGGTGTTCACGTTCAGTTTCGGCCACATCATGAGTGTCTGCATAAGCGGGTTATCTTTCAACGCTAAATCAACTGCCGCACTCTCCTTGTCGTATCCACAGCCTGACACGGTACCGTTAGTGTAGTCGCCGCGAATGCCGGCGAGGTTGGCCCAGACTTCGGCACGCGGGTTACTCCCCCACATGCGTGACCTATGCCAGTCAACGTTAATCCTGAAAACAAGTTCCACACACATTGTGAATCTCCCTTGAATTGATGAAGCGCGGAGACAGCCGCGCGACTGATTGAATCTGATTGAAAGTTAGTAGCGTTCGTCGATTAGAATGCCGTCTTGGTAGATGTACAGGCCGGTACCGCGTCCGTTGCCCATTCGAGCACTATCCCAGTAGCAGAGTCCAGCTTGACCCGAGCCGTCTTCGTTCTCACATTGCGGGATGTTCGCGGTATCACTACCGCAAGCGGACAGGGTGAAAAGTGTGATTAACGCGGCTGAAGCCGCCAGAATTTTACGCATGGTTCCTCACTTCCATGTGAGGCGTGCTAAGATAGCACAGCCTCGATTTGATTGATTGGTTAGAGAACTTTCAACTTAAGGCACGCGGCTAGGTAGTTGGCGCTACTTAGCCGCATTCTTTTAACGCATCAGGTCGCTCGGTTGGCAGTTGAGTGCACTGGATATCTTCAAAGCGTTTTCAAGAGTCATGTTCCGAACGTCTCGCCGCCCGGTCTCATAACTGCTGATGATTGTTCGCGCTATTCCAGTGCGCTTGGCTAGCTCAACTTGTGTTAAGTCGGCTTGTTTGCGCAGTTCCTTAAGTCCCATAGGCTTACCCGCTTTCTCTAGTAGTAGGTAAACCAATTATGACAGCAAAATGTATCATTTGCATGTAGGGAAACACTGTTAAGTTCTCAAACTTGCTTTTGCCTTGCCCGATTGGGCTTGATAATTGATAGCATAACGTATCATTTTGGTTTAAACAAATCGGCGTGTCGGAAAACCAGCACGCCGAACAGCTCACACTGACGCGAACTCACGCACCAGCGCGTGCCGCATGATGTCATCAGCGGACACGCCACGACGTTTAGCGACGGCATCCAACATGGCCGACATGTCAGCGCTTAACGAAAACGTCCGACTGACAGCATCCGCCTGAGCGACAGGAACGACAGGCCCGGAATACACCGCACCCGGCCTTCCGCCGAACTCGCCGTTATCCGCATCGTCGGCCCACTTGTCCAACATGTCATCAGTGACCACACGGCCACCCTTCGCAACAAAAGACATGACACTTCCTCCTTTACAAAAGTTTCAGTTCCCGCAGCACCTTCGTCGTCGCACGCATGGCATGGAACACATGCCAACGATCCGACTCATCTAGTACCGCCACCATTTCCAGCAAACGCCCGTACTCGTCGTATCCAACCGCCACATAACGCAACGGGTCGGTATCCTCACGCGCCATAAACCGCACGACGTTCGACCATGCCACGCGCACCGAATCAGCGGACACGTCGGGATGTCGAGTCTGGATACGCGGGTCAACGACGATATCGCCAACCGGCACGGCTCACCACCTTTCGATATAACAGGTTCCAGCGTATCCCGTCCACCTTGGGACACGCCATGAGTGCCTAGACTATGGGGTAAACCCAGTGAGTTTAGGCCGACTGCACACAACGCCTACAGTCGGGCGAAGAATTGATTAGGGCACGCGCCCGCCTACTTGGCGGCGCTTTCTTTCGGCTCACTAGGAGCCTCAGCAAGCGCAAACATCTCGGATAAATCGTTAGCCATCTTGCGCCGCCCCAACGCACGTAACCATTTAACGGCCATCTCTAACGTCATGTTTTTTGTATCGAGATGCCCATTCTTGTACTTGGATACCGTGGTACGAGGTATGCCGATTTTATCGGCTAACTGTTGATTATCCAGATTCTTGCTGTCTTGCAATTCCCTGTAGTCCATGGCCCACCTCGCTATCTGTTTCAGTGGGCCTAATTATACCTTTGGCTTATTCGCAGACGGAGTTTCTGATGCCATCGCGCCGCGTTCTCTCAGCGGCCCCCGCACTACTCGCAAGACCTCTGCCTTGCTTCATTATCCCTCACCAGTCCTTGACTGGGTATCGGTAACACTATTCAATTCTCAAACTCTCATGTCACTCGGGATAGCTCTCACCTATCACCGGGACTTCGTGCGCCGCTGGGACTCGAACCCAGTACCCGCCTATCGGCGGCGCTGTCAGTAGTTGAGCTCGGCCCACACTCGGTCGAACTTGCGGTAGAGCTCGGCGGGGTATTCCTCGTTGTCGTCCATCTCGATACCGAGGGCTATGGCCGTGATGTCCAGCACGTTGTCATAGGTGCAGGGCTTGCATACCGTGGCCAGGTCTACCGCCGCTCTAAAGGCTTTGGCTTTAATCTCCGTGGTGTTCATCTCGGGGTTCCTTTCTTGGTGTTCCGTGGTTGATGGCTATCACTATACGCGGTCCAATACTGGAACGCAAGTCAATAGCGATTGAACCACCCGTAAACCATTGCAAACACTAGCTTCACTCGGCGTGTCGAAACCACCATAACCACCACAAAAACCGTCAAACCACAGAGCCCACGCCACTACTCCCACACCCATATAGTTGCACATACAACAGTTGCACCATGCAACAATCACCAAACATGAGCCAACATCACTCAACCTCATGCCGCCGCCGCTCACAGTCCCATAACCACGCATGTATGCGCACGCGCCCATACGCACACGCCTACGCGCGTACACGCGCGGATACGCGCATACCACCACTAACCAGACACGCCGACACTGGCACACATACCCCCCCATAGGGAGGGTACCCACGGGAAAGCCCCGGGGCCGCTGCGACTCTAGCTCTGACGCTGGATGCGATCTGGGGCTATTATGGAAAAACCGTTCGCTTCTGTAGTGAGTGCTGTTCTTTCACATTTTCTTCACTGCAACGCTTGCCGCAACGCTTGTTGTGAGTAAAATGTCGTGTATACGGATTGTCGGGGAATGGAGCGAAGCTCAGGTTCCTGACAAGACGAGGCCCCGCAGTCGCGGGGTTTTCTCATATCTGCGTGAGATATCCCAATTGGTAGAGGACGCCGGCTCAAACCCGGTGTGTTGTGGGTTCGATTCCCTCTCTCACGACTAGGCCACGCCTTTTTTGAAAACCAAACCGTCAAAACAGTTTTACGAGGATTTGTAAGGTCGAGTTCTCTGGGATTCCGTTTTGTGTTGGTGTTGTTTTCTTGGACCGGGGGCGTGGCCGGGGATGATTGGCAGAGTAGACGAATGCGGCGGCTTGCTAGGCCGTAAACCGTAAAAGGTTCGCAAGTGCAAATCTTGCATCATCCGCAGGATGGTCAGTAAGGCCGGTCAAGGTCGTGACTGTCGGTTGGGGTTTGACCGCCCGTGAACCGGCGTCGTGCAGAATCTCCGCACAGCATCGTGTGCCGACTCCCCGCTTCGCGTGGGTTGACGTCGGCTGAGGAGTGCCCCCGGTTCGCTGGGCGGCGGGAGTCTGAGATGGCTTCCACGGTGTCGAGCACGTGGAGTGCGCGCGGTCTGTAACACCGCTGCCTTCGGGCGTTGGGAGTTCGATTCTCTCCGGCACCACAATCGCGATGTAGTTCAAGAATCTGGCAGAGAACTGGGGCTGAGCACCTAGGCGGCTTTGGTTGCAGAGAATGTCGGGTAGCGCCCGGAGATCGTTGCATACTGATCGTGCAATGCGTTGCGAGATTTGGAGGGACCAGCCGATTGGCGGCGGCAACTGTTCCGAAAACAGTCTGCCCTGACGGGCGTGTGGGTTCGACTCCCACTCTCTCCGCTGTCTGGTCAAGGTATGTCAGCCAGCCTAAACAATTGACTACCCCAAATGCCCGTGGCCGAGTGGTTCAGGCACCGGTCTCCAAAACCGGTTACGGAAGTTCGATTCTTTCCGGGTATGCGATGCCTTGAGAAGAGGCAGCTCTTGGCGGTGACAGCTTCTCGGTCATCGCCAGTCGCCGGCGGCGGCTTCACGCCATGCCGTACGGCAATAACTGAATAGCGCTCCCTCTAGTGGGAGGCGTGGCATTCTAGCTCATTGGAAGAGCGGCGCTCTCGTAAAGCGCAGGTTCGAGTTCGATTCTCGGGATTGCCTCTAGGAACCGGTGGCCCGTGGGCCAACTCCCTTGTATTTGGATTAACCACGTTGGAATGCTCGCTCGCCACGCTCCCACCGGTTCCGTCCCCTTATATATGAGGAGTCATCATGGTTTGGTCATCTTCCAACCGTGATGCACGGTTCAATCCCGGATGGGAGCGGACCCGCAAGCAGATATTGGAGCGGGACCGCTATCGATGCCAGTGGATTGTGACTGATTGGCATACGGGGGCAAAGCATATTTGCGGCTATTCGGCCAATGAGGTCGATCATAAGGTTCGCGCGAAGAACGGTGAGCCCGATGATGATTCCCCGTCGAATCTGTGGGCCTTGTGCCCGTACCATCATTCGCAGAAAACCGCGCAGGAGTCCGCTGAGCAGCGGCGCATGAACCGTGAACGCCGGAAGGAAGAGCAATGGTATTCGCATCCGGCGTTTCAGTGAGCGGCTATGTATGCATGGTGGCCGGCTGCGGGAATACGGTGTATGCGCGCGGCTTGTGCCGCCATCATTATGACCGTGACCGGTATGCGGGGAGTCCGATTATCCCGTTTCGTACCCGCTTGTGCCCTATCGGCCATTATTTCCAGCCGTCTCGTGTTGACCAGATTTTCTGTTCCGGCAGGCATCGCAGCAAGTACAAGCGGCTGTCGGATAAAGACCCTCTGAAGTATCCCCCTAATCCCGAAACCCCCTTGTTCGTCAAGCAGGTCGAGGCCGAGGACATTGAGCCGGATATTCGGGTGGAGTCGTTCACCGACGCGGATGTCATCGCGGAATGCGGTGGCGTGTGTGCGGTGTGCGGCAAGCGGGTCGATGTTGATTCTTCCGGGCCTGATGGTCCGGCGTTTAAGTGGAAGGTTCCTTTGGAGAAGTCGCGTCAGGCGACTTTGGCGAACCGACTTCTAGTCCATAGCCGGTGCCTGTAGGCGGAACGCCTTGGCCCCGGAGTGCCCGGAATGGGCGGAATGGGGTTGAAGCATGGCTGGCAATGGTCATTCCGGTCGTAGCAAGGCCGGTAGGAATGTGGTTTTGAAAAGTCCTGATACCGTTATGGGTCTGGACTTGCCCGCGACCCGTCCTGATGGGCGTGAGTGGCTTGACTTGACGAAACGCTGGTACAGGTCGATGCAGACGGGGCCTATGGCTCCGCGCATGGGTATGGAGGCCGACTGGTTCTCGTTGATGGACTTGGCGAAGCTGAAGGATGATTACTGGCGTATGTCGAAGCCTTCTGCGGTGATGGCCGCTGAGATTCGCCAGCGCGAGGACTCGTTTCTTATCACGCCTGCCGCTCGTATCAAGGCGAAGATCGAGGCCATCGAGGCTGATGATATGAGTACAGGCACGGAACGTCCCGAGACCCGTGGCGAGGCCGTGAAGGAGGACGTTGACCGTCGCCGCCGTCAGTTGAGGGTGGTGAACGGTGGCGCATGACATCATTCCCCAGCTGACGCAATGGGAGTACGATCATTCCCTCGGCCATCTGGCGGTGTGGTGGATTGAGACGTTCACGCTTATCGGACGTGGCGACGGTATCGGCTTGCCCATGCATTTCGATTTGGACGAGTACCAGTTCATGATCGGCGCCTATGCGTTGAAGAGGAACGGCAAGCGCAAGTTTAACCGACTGTTCCTTTCCCGAGCCAAGGGCCGTGACAAGTCGGGCAAAGCCGCTGGCGTCGGCATGTTCGAGGGTTTCGGCCCTTGTCGTTTCGACCATTGGGCGCGTGAGGGCGAGACCTACACGTTCATGGGCGAGACCTACGAGTATCACGAGGGTGAGCCTGTGGGCAAGCCCGTCACCCAGCCCGAGGTCGTGTGCTTGGCCAATTCCGAGCAGCAGGCCGGCAACGTGTTCGAGTCCATCTACTACAACTGCGATTCCGGCCCCTTGTCCGATTGGAAGGGCATGGGCATGGATGTGGGCACGACCCGTATCATGCTTCCCGAGGGTGGCATCATCATGCCCATCACTTCGGGTGCCTCCAGTCAGGATGGAAAGCTGACCACCTGTGGTCTTGCCGACGAGACGCATCTTATGGTGCAGCCGAAGCTGTGGAACGTGTACAAGACCGTGGCCCGAAACCTCGGCAAGCGTGCCGGTACCGCTGGCACGTTCATGATGGAGACCTCCACGATGTACCGCCCCGGCGAGGGCAGTATCGCTGAAGCGTCGTACAAGTATGCGTGGGATGTGGCCGCAGGACGAATCAAGCATCGTGCCGGCATCTACTTCGACCATGTGTACGCGACGTTGGACGTGGAGGACTTCTCGGACGAGAAGAAGATGACCAAGGCCCTTGAGATTGCCTACGGCCAATCCTTGAAAAGCCCCGATGGGAAAGACCATATCATTCTCAAGGACGGCACCGACGTGCCGATCGAGAACAAGACCGGGCTGAGCGCCGATGGCCGTTATTCGCTGACCGATGGCGAGCTTGGCCCGTCCAAGGACGGGTGGCTGACGTTGGATGGCCAGCTTGACCAGATCTACCAGCCGGACACCGATCCCGCCGATTCGATTCGTTACTTCCTGAACAATCTTTCCAGCGTGCAGAACGCTTGGCTCAGGGAGTCCGACATTCAATCCCATGTCCTGTACAAGGACGAGATGGCCGGCTATCTGGGTTCCCGCAAACTTGAGAATGCTTGGCAGAAATTCGTCACCAAGAAGGAGCCGATAACGCTCGGCTTCGACGGTTCCGTGTCGAAGGACTCCACAGCCCTCGTTGGTTGCAGGGTGTCCGATGGCATGTTGTTCCTTATCAAGTTGGAGCAATGCCCTGACGGGCCGGAGAAGGCCACGTGGAGGGTTGACCGTGACGCCTTCGACCAAGCCGCCAGGGACATGCTTGACAAGTACAACGTGGTCGGCTTCTTCGCCGACGCCGCTTTCTTCGAGTCGATGATAGGCGCTTGGGAGAAGGACTACGGGAAGAAACTGAAGGTCGGACCACGCAAGAGCGGCGATCTCGTCAAGTTCTATACGAACAACTGGAAGAACGAGATGTATCAGGCCACGGAGAACGCGGCCACAGGTTTCCGCTACCCGTATGAGGAGCCTGAAGGCAGAAAGCCCGCGTTGAACAGCATCGCGTTGCTTGCCGACCCGCGACTCATCAACCATTTCCGGCATCCGCGCCGGGTGGACAAATCGTATGGCTACAAGATTCTCAAGGAGTCCCCGGCCAGTCCGAACAAGATCGATGCCTGCGTCGCGGGCATTCTCGCATACCGCGCACGCGCCCGCTATCTGGAGATAGCCGAGGAGAAGAGGCGTCGCGCGCCCATTCGCATCTACTAGGAGGTTAGCCCATGCCCGACGTGCAGCTTGCCATCAGGAACGCGACCGTCGAGGATACGGATGCATGGAACCTCACCCAGCTTGCCACGGCTTGGGGTCGCAGACTTCCCATGCTCGCCGTTCTGAAACAGTACAAGGACGGCAAAGAGCTTGTGGACTCCACGAGTGTGCCCGGCAGCACGAGCCCGAACGCGGCTCCCGTGTACCGCACCATGCGCGAGATAGGCACGTTGAATCTGGCCCGCCGTATCAGCGAAAGCGTGACCGACCGTCAGCGTCCGAACGGTTTTCGCAAGATATCCGACGAGAAGATGAAGGATACCGCCGCCGACGCCATGTACCAGGATTGCATGATGGACACGCTGCTGCGCTGCCACCTGTTCCCCGACACCGCAGATTACGGCGCCTCCTACGGCTTTGTGAACAAGGGGCGCGGGAAGAAGCTGGTGCAGGCGTGGAGCCCTTGGTGCTGCTACATGTCTGATGATGAAGATTCGGCCATCCATTACAGCTATGACGCCCGTGAGGGGGTCGAGAACATTCGCTTGTTTGGCATGGAACGCGACGAGGCCGGCAATATCAAACGCGTGTATTCCAAGCTCGCCACGCGCGAGAACGAACGCACGGTGACCGACCCCGACGATGACGAGGCCGTGGCACAGCTCGCCATAGAAGGCAAGGCATGGGAGCCGGGCAACACTTGGGAGTGGGCACAGGGCGATGAGACCTACGATTACGCTCTAGCCTGTGAAAGTCTGCCGGTGGTCAAACTGCCAACGCCGGACGGCATGGGCATATTCGAGCCTTTTCTTGATACTCTGCGCCGTATCGACCGTCAGATTTTCGACCGCCTGTGCATAACCATGATGCAGGCGTTCCGCCAGCGCGCCATCAAGGGCGACATCAACCTTGAATACGGCCCCGAGGACATCGAGGTCATTCAAGGCCTGAAACAGGAGGGCGACCCCATCGACCTTTCCGAAAGGTTCGCCATGGGCCCCGCCGCACTATGGAACCTGCCGGACGGTGTGGAGATATGGGAATCTCAGACCACCGATCTGAACGGCCTGCAGAACGTCATCAACGCCGACATCAAGCATCTCGCGGCCACGGCCGGTATTCCGTTGGATATTCTCAGCCCTGACGTGCAGGGTTCCGCCAACGGTGCCGAGTTGAAGCGCGAGACGCTGCGATTCAAGGTCGAGAACCTGAACGCCCTCGCGTCCGAGGCCATCGGGCGTATGATTCGCATGGCGTTGACGTTGAACGGTGAGGGAAGCGCCGCCGATGACGATTTCGAGCTGATGTGGAAGCCCATGGTGTCCACGAGCAGTCTGGAACTCGCCCAATCCGGCCAGCTGAAATACCAGTCCGGTCTGATGGCACGCCGCACGGTTCTCACCCATGACTTCGGTTTCACCGCCCAGGACATAGCCGAGGATGACATGAATCGCATATCCGACCAGTTGACGTTCTCCGACCAATCGGCCGGTCAGCCCGTATTGCAGGGCGCCGTGCAGCCGGCGACCGGCTGGGATGAAACCACCCAGTCCGCCGTTAACGGTTTGAACGGAGACGAGAACGGAGACGGGGTTTCCGATAGCGTCACCAGTCTCGACGGCGTGGAGACGTTCTGATGGCGGACATCACCCAGATTCTCAACCAGCGCATGAGCCGGTACGAGCGCGAACGCGCCCGTCTGGTCGAGGAATACGTGACCGCCGCATGGAAGATGTGGCAGAGCCTGTCCCCCGCCGACTGGTGGAACGATGCCGTCACGCAGGGCGCGTCGGCAAACCTGACCTCACGGTATATGGCGTTCGTGGAGCGCATGCGCCGACTTGGCATAGCCTATGCCGACATCGCGCTCGGACTCGTCGGCGCCACCGCGCAGGGGCAGCTCCCGGAGTTCGAGGTGGTCAGGGACAACACGGACCCGTGGAAGATGATGCTCCGCCCCGTGGAATCCTACAGGGACGCTTCCAGCAAGGAGCCTCACTTGCGCCCGTCCGCGTGGGAGAACCTTGAGGCCGACGCGCAGCGTTCCGTTGACAGGTGGCTGGAAGAGGCGAACGAGCGTCTTGTGGACATCATCGACACCGATTCCATGATCGCCGGAACGCGAGCCACATTGGAACGCTACCGAGGGTCGGGCATTACGAGATACCGGCGAGTCATTCACCCGGAACTATCCAAGACGGGCACGTGCGGCTTGTGCGTGGTCGCAGCCGACAGGGTGTATTCGATAGCGGCCCTTATGCCCATTCACGGCAACTGCCATTGCACCGTGCTCCCCATCACCGAGGACAACGACCCCGGTTTGAGACTCAACGACGATGACCTGAAACGCATCTACAAGGAGGCGGGCGGCACTACGGCTGCGAAACTCAAGCAGACCCGCGTGCTGACGCTCACCAACAGCGAGATAGGCCCCGTATTGAGCGCCAAGGAAGTCAAGCCACGCAAGGACGTGGAATGGCATCAGCCCGACGCGGATATGACCCGAGAGCAGATTCAACGAATGTTGGAGAGAGCCAACGTGTTCACCGAATACTACCGGAAGGTCGAATCGACCGGAAAGGCCGAACACTTCCGCTACGAGGAGCACACCTACCATTTCGAACCTTCGCCGCACCTGAAACAGGCGCTGGCGGCAAACCTTGCGTTCGCGCAACAACTCAGGGCGAGGCTCCGTCTCGCCGCATAACAGCAACCAAGTTGAAAGGAACCATCCCTGATGGCTGACAACGAGAACACCCCCATCGTCGAAACGACCGTGGACGGTGAGCCCGGAACGGGCGAACAGAACGACACCACGCCGAAGGCCGACAGCAACGACCTTGCCGACAAGGTGTCCATGTGGCAGGCCATGAGCCGCGAGAACGAGAAGAAGAGCCATGCGAACCTGAAGCGCGCCACCGAAGCGGAAAACAAGTTGGCCGACGTGGAGCACCAGTACGCGCAGGCTCAGGCCCAGATCGCCAAGCTCAAGGCGCAGGCCGCATACCCGCAGCTCACCGATGAGGTGTTCGCCGCCCTTGCACCCAAGGATGCGGACGCCGAAGCCATCGAGGAGTGGGCGAAGAACGCATCCCAGTTCATTCTTCCCGCGCAGACCGAAACGGTTGCCGACGATGGGAAGAAAGAAGAACAGCAGCAGCCCCTGCCCGCCTCCGTATTGGAGGGATACAGCCATACGGCGCCTCATCCTCAAGGTTCGACGGCCAGTGGCGGATTGACTGCCGCATACGATTACGGGCGCAAGTTCGCGTCCATCAACAACGACAAAAAGTAAGGAGAACCCCAATGGCTAACCCCGTGGAAATGGTTCACACCACCGGCTATACGGTGCCGCAGGACGACCAGTCCTGGCTTATCAACCGCATCACCGATGGCATTCGTGAGGCGCAGCTTGATCTGAGCCTGTTCACCGGCGACAAGGAGAAGGAGAAGAAGTACTTCGCCTCCATCGACCCGGATGATTTCAACGCCTGGCTGAAGTCAGGCATTCCGGTCGCCAAGGTCACCAGCACCGGCCTGTTCGGCCCGTATGACCCGGCCGCCACCGATGGCCGCCAGCTCAAGGTCGCCGGCTTCCTTGAAAGCCAGCAGCACGTGGTGTTCACGCGCTCCAGCTTCGAGAACCAGTATCCGACCGCCGGCGTGCGCTACATGGCCGTCATCGACCGCAACAACCTGCCGGTCACACTGGCGGAAGGCACCGTTTTCGAGGGTCTTATCCTCGACTACGACAAGTCCGCTGGCGGCGATGTGAAGGTGCTGTCCCCGTCCGCTGCCGGCACCGCCTACAAACTGCCCAACGCCACTGCAAGCGCACTGGGTGGCGTCAAGCAGGCCGCGAACGTCGCCAACCTCGCAACCAGTGCCGACGCCGCCGCCATCGTCGCTGCGGTCAACACCCTGTTCGTCAATCTGCGCACTGCCGGTGTCATGGCCGCTAAGTGACCTTAATCATTCGTTTTCTGAAACCCGCCCCATGTGGCGGGTTTTTTTATACCCGAAAGGAACATCATGGCCCTTATCAACAAGGACATCATCACGCCCGCTGAAGCGTCGGCCATCGTGCTTGGCGCATATCAGTCCACGCGCGAGATTCTGCCGTTCGGCAAGATTCTGCCGGATGTGATGAACCCGACCGGTCTGAACGTGAGCTGGATTCCGAACCAGCCGCGCTTCGAGGTCGAGGAAATGAAGTATTCGACGTGGGATGCCGAAGCCCCGTATGACAAGACCACCGGTGGCGGCAAGAAGTCCTATACGGAGATGCTGCCGCTGCGCAAGCGCCACCGTATCAGCGAGCACGACATCGCAGCCGGACGTGTCGCCGCCACCGCCTCCGAGGCTTCCGACGAGCTGCGTGAGGCTCTTGCTCGACTCGGCACCGAAATGGCCTACCGTACGGAGAAGGCCAACGTCGCCGTCGCCGTGGACGCCAAGCTCGGCATCGACGAGTCGGACCTGACCGCCAACTGGGATTATGCGCGAGACGCCTCGCTCGCCGTCAAACTCACGACCAACAACCTGTGGTCCAACGCGGAAAGCGACCCGATCAAGGACCTGCGCAAATGGAGCGACCTCGTGTACAAGGCCGAGGGCACCCGCCCGCGCGTCATGGTCACGACCCGCAAGGTCATGAACACGCTCATGGAGAACGCCGCCGTGATGAAGTACTTCTACGCGGGTCAGGCCCAGTCGGACATGCTGCCCGCCTTCATCGGCGAAGCCCAGGTGCGTGGCGTTCTTTCCTCCTATGCGAATATCAGCGACGTTCTGCTCGTTGATGAGACGTATGAGGAGTTCGCCCGCCAGCAGAAGATCATCCTGCCGGGCGGCGTCGCCTCCTTCTTCCCGGAGAACACCGTCCTGTTGCTGCCCGGCCTGAACGACACCGGCCTCGGATACACGGCCCTCGGCCCGACCGCCGAAGCCAAGCAGTCCACCGTGTACGGCATCAGCCGCCAGTACGATGCCGGCCCGATCGGCGCCATTCTCGACATCCCGTCCGCCACGCCGGGCTACGAGGCTTACGTGAACGGCACGATGCTGCCGGTTCTCGTCCAGTCCAACAGCACGTTCAAAGCGACCGTCCTCAACGGCTGAGCTTAAGGAGCCAGCATGTCCACGACGCTTATCGACAACATCGACTGGTTGAAGTACATGCGGCTCAACGCGACCGGGGAGCCGGAACTGTTCGACAAGGACACCGGCTTCCCCGATTCGTGGGTGAGGCAGCAGTGCCGTAAGGCCGCGTTGCTGTGCATGGCCGAATGCCCGAACGTGTACGCGCGGCTGCGCAGGCGGAGGCTGAGCGAATCGGATTTTGCCGGCGTGGTATGCGACATGGTTCTCCGTCTCGCCCGCCAGTACAAGTACAAGGCGGAATCGAACGGCAACTACTCGTACACGCGGCGCGACGACCAGCCGGTGGCTCCGGGCTACAATCCCAGTCCCCGACTGTTCGTCGCCAAGGACGAGAAGGCCATACTCGCCGGCTACACCAGTTCGCAGGGCGGCGGGCACATCAGCCTCGGCTTCGACCCCGGTTTCGGGGGCTGACCATGAGCCACCTGTATGACGGGGAGCAGCCCGAGGAGACCCACCTGTTCGATGACGTGGAGACCGAGCCCCGTATAACGGACGATCTACTGCACCGCGACATGATCGTGGTGCAGCCGATGAAACCGTATGAGACGCCCTACGGTTCCGGCACCGTACCGGACGGCGACGCCTCCTACTGTTACTGCTCGTTCGAGCCGCGAATCAACAAGAACAGCACGTTTTCCAAGAACTGGGCGCAGGACACCACGCCGCAAACGACCGGCGGTCTGCGCGAGGATGCTCTGGCGATCGTTCTCGCGCCGGAATGGCATGGGGACATCAACACGCAGTTCTGGCTCGATAACGCCTGTTACGAGGTTGACGGCCCGCCTATGGAGATGCGTCACGCCTCGGATGCCGCCCACCATTGGAACATCACCGCGAGGTGCATCGGCCACGCGACCGAGGACAACGGGTTGAAACCGCCTGTCCCGCCCGAGGGTAGCCGCACATGGGGTACGTGAACTTGAAGCCCGCGAATGTGCTGAACCGTGACATGGCGATACTGTTCGGAGCCGAAGCGACCCGTCCCGTGGCGGAGAAGGTCGAAGCGAAAGCCAAGGCGCTGGCCGACATGAAGGCGAAGCATTCGTCCGTCGCCAACCGCATCGACATCAGCACTCACGCTCACGGCACGCACACCGCCGTCATCATGAGCGTCAAGGGCCGTGACGGTTCCGAGATCGCCTCCCACTTGGAGTTCGGCTACTTCAACCGGTGGCTGGAACACAAGTACGGCATCAAAAGCCCGCTGGCTTGGATGCCGGGATTGTTCATCATGTCGGAGGCGAAATATGTCTGACCCCACGATATTCGACCTTTCCGTAAGGGAACAGTTGGATGCGGTCGCCATGACACGCGCCTACCTGGACGCCGTCGAATGGAAGAACCGTGATTTCAGGCCGGTCATCCAACCGGAGGTCACGCCCGCCACGGATTCGCTCCTGTTGTCCCATGACGTGATTCTCTACCATTGCGGTGCTCCTGAGCAGCCCGACTGGAATCTGAAGGCTTGGATATGGCAGTACACGCTGTCTTTGACGGTGTTGGGCCGTGACCCGGAACGGGTGGCCCGCATCTGCGGATGGCTGCACCGTTGCATATCCGCATGGCCGTACCAGCCGGGAACCATGTACGGGAAAATCGGGCGGATAGTGGACAATCCCGGTTTCGAGTCCCGGTCTTCCGGCGACATGACCAGTTCCAAAAGCATCGTCGCGTGGACTTCCACGAAACGCATACAGGCCGCGTCCCCACGCGGCTGACCTTATCTGAAAAACCATCAATCACACAATCAGGCCCCGCACGCCTACACGGCTGCGGGGTTTTCCATATTTGAAAGGAAAACGATATGGCTGACGAAATCGGCATCCACGACGACGGCGTGTTGACCGCCGTCCGAGGAACGATCTTCATGGCGAAGGCCGAGACCATCATTAACGCCGCGCTGCTCAAGCAGTTCACCGTCGAGGCGGCGACCGTGGGCGCGGGCGATACCATGTGGACGAACCTCGGCCACATGTCGAACGACAACCTGCCCGAGTTCGCGTTGGACGGCGGCGACGCCACCACGTTGAGCACTTGGCTCAAGGCGGCGTTCCGCACCCAGTACGCCCAGACCACCGGCACTGTGACGTTCAATTCGGTGCAGGGCGACAAGGGCACGTTCAAGACCTTCTACAACGCGGTCGATATGTCCGGCGCCGGCGTGGCCTTCTCCTTGGAGAAGACCCCCATCAACAAGTCCCTGTTCATCCTGTGGTCCGACACGAACACGACCGGCCGTGCCGGCCTGCTGCTGCCGAACTCGGACATCGCGTTCTCCAGTCTGCCTGCTCTTTCCACGGATTCGTTCGTGGAGTTCTCCGCTCAGGCGAACATCAAGACATCCAGCGTGCTTCCGCATGACAAGAACGGCAAGTTCACGTCCGTCGCCTACTTCGCGCCGTCCGACTTCACGGCCTGACCCGTCTCTTCCTTGCCGCGTCTCCTATCCGCGCGGCAAGGAACCCCATCTTTCCACGGATAGGGCTTTTCAGAATCATTCTTTTCCACGGATAGGAGCCGATGATGGCAGAGAACACTAAGAACACGACCGACAACGCGAAGATGCCGGAGACATGGGACGAGCTCAAGGAACAGCCGCTGTTCGCGGGACTGCCCGACATGGCGAAGCCGCAGGAGCTGAACGTGGCCCAGTCCGCCGAGTTCTCGGTGACATGGCAGCGCATCTCCGAACGCAACGGGAAACTGGGCGACATGGGCTTATTCGGCGACGATGAGGCCGACAAGCCGAAGAAGAAGCCGAAGTACGACGAGTCCGAAGCCGTCATCCTCATGGCCGAGATCGTGCAGTACGCGGACATGTTCTACCGCGAAATCGCGGCCGACGAGAAGCAGTGGGACGAGTTCACCCGTGGCCGCACCTTGGAGAACCTGTACGTGCTGCTGGTGTCCCTGACCACGTTCTATTCGGTGGCACTGGGAAAATCAAGCGCCTCCAAGACGCGCTTGGAGAATGCAGAGTAGCGGTCTCGGCCGACTTCCAACGCTTCTACAACATCAACCTCACCGCCAGTATGGGCCGCATGGAGCCGTCATGGCTGTGCGACCTGCTGGACGGTTTGGAGGGCGTTGACGGGAGCCTGTACCGCGCGTGGATGGCCGAACACCATCCGCTCCCACGGGAAGACGCGAAAAGCATGCCGCGTCTTTCCTACCTCACCTACGGGCAGTCGCAGATGCTGATGCTCAGCATGACGAACCAGCTTGAGATGATTCGCGTGATGATCGCCCGCATGATGGGCGACAAGAAGTCGAAGCCGCAGCCCGTCTATCCGCCCGGCACCGTGGTCAAGCCCGATTCGGTCGGGCCGAAATCGTTCTCCACGGCGGGCAAGTCGTTCGCCCAGATCACGGGCATGTTGGGTGCCGTGTTCGGCGGCAACAGTTTCTAGCAGAAAACCCCTCGCATTCCACGAGGGGTTTTCGTTTATCCTCCCGGAGGTTTTCTCATGGCCTTGTATTCCGCTGGCGCGGTCGGCGTCGATATTCGCCCGGACACCGATAATTTCTGGAAGATTCTCAACGCGGAACTGCATTCTCGTCACCCTGAGGTCACCGTTGATGTGAACACGAAGGGCGTCGCACGCGCCAAGGAGCAGATGCGCGACCTTGACGGCAAGACCCTCACCAACGTGGTGAAGATCGACGGCGACCCGTCCGGCTTGCGTGCCATCGACAAGGCCATGCAGGCCCAGCGGAAGCAGTGGGAGAAGAAGCCGGTCACCAGCAGGTTCGACTTGGACGATACGTCGTTCAATGAGAAGATTCACCGGCTTTCCAACCAGATCAAGCGGACCGCCGGCCAGACGGAGGCGTTCGTCAAGAAGTCGCAGAAATCCGTGGCCGACAGTCTTCAGGACAGTCTCTCCCGCATGCGTTCGGCACGCGCCCTCTACGACAAGGAGGCCACGGCCGCATCCCGCAGGCAGACCATGCTCATCAAGGACGAGCACGCCGCCTACGACATGTACGCGGAGGCCATCGAGAACGGGCGCAAACGTCAGGAGCAGTTGACCCGCAGCCAAGCCGATGTCAGTAAGACCCTTGACTGGTCCATCAAGAAGATGAAGGAGCTGCGCGAGGCCGGGAACATCGACACCGCGAACTGGTACAAGAACAGTCGCATCCCCGAGCTGCGCGAACAGCTCAAGGGCCTGAAAGCCGACCTGAAGGCGGTAGACAAGGAGATAGCGGAGAACAAGAAGGCGCAGGACAAGCTCTTCTCCGCCGATTTCGACAACAAGGTAGCGGCACAGCAGCGTCTTATCGACTCCAACACCAAGAAGTGGGAGAAGGCGACCGACGCCATCTCCAAGTATTCGGACGCCGAGCTCATGCGCAAGGCGCGGCTCAAAGACTTCAACCGTGAGAACGACCGGCTGTTCTCCGGTCTGAACAAGATTCTCGACCTTGAGGAGAAGTCCGAGAAGCTGAACCGCAGGCAGCTCCAGCAGCTGTCGAAGCTCACGGCCGGCCAGAAGGCGTTGGCCGAGGTGTTCGAAGACACGGGAACCAGCGTCAAACGCCTCAACGCGGTACAGAACGATTCGCGCCGCACGATGGACAAGCAGCGCAAGACCGCCCGCGAACTGACCAGCCTGTTCGACGAGCAGGAGACCCAGATCAACGCGCTTTCCGCCGCGTTCCAGAAGTTCAAGCCCATGGGCATCGACAAGAACCTCGGCAAGGAGCTCAACAATACCTTCGACCAGCTGAAGAAGCTGCGCGACTTCGCATCCCGCAAGCCGATCACCGCCAAAGCCACATTGGATAAGACCCAATGGGACAAAAAATACGCGGAACTGATGTATGACGCGGAGAAGCTGCGCGCCAAACTCGACCGGGAGCATGAGGTCAACGTCCGCGTCAAGGTGTGGGAGGACAACGCCGACAAGCTCGAAGCCCGGTTGGAGAAGCTGCGTCATACGCGCCTCGACATTCCCGTGGACTGGCAGGTCGATCAGGAACGAATCATCGCGTCGATGCGTGAGACCGCCGCCAAGATCAAAGCCAATCCCGAACGTCGTTGGGAGCTTGAAGCCGACCTCGACCTGCAAATGCATCGCGCCGAGGAGAAGCTGAAGAAATTCGAGGACAAGAACGACGAGCTGAAGATGGATTTGGACTTGGAGACCGCGTTGGCCCGAGCCCATCTCGCCTACTTCACCCGCCCCCGCACCATCGACATCTTCGCTAATTTCAAGGGCACTGACCTTGGCAAGATTTTCTCCGGCATGACCAGTGGTGCGACCGGTTTGAAGGGCGTGCAGAACCAGTTCGACAGTCTTGTGAACCTGTTCGACAAGCTCGACAAGGTGGTTCCCAAGTGGTCGATTCTCGGTGCCGGCGTCACCGCGTTGGGTGCCGGACTCCTGAACCTGGGACGCACTGCGGGCGGTGTCGGCGTCAGCCTCGTGTCCATGAGCAAGGCCGCGTTGGCCGCTCCCGCCGCGTTGGCTGGTCTGGCGTCCGCAGGCTACGTGGGCTACCGGGTGTTCGGTGATTTGAAGGAAAAGTTCGATGTTACCAAGACCTCGCTGGCGAACCTGAACAAGGAGTTGGGCGACAACGCTTGGAACGAGTACGGGGATAACCTGTACCGTCTCGCCAACGACGTGGCCCCCTCACTGTCCAAGGGTTTGAACGGTATCGCCGTCGAGGAAGGCAAGGTGCTCAACGGGCTTATCGACGTGGTGCGCCAGTCGAACGAGGCCGACCAACTACCGCGTATCTTCGAGAACACTCGTCTCGCGGTGTCCGAACTGAACCCGGGCTTGCAGTCACTGGCCCGCGCGTTCCTCGGCTTGGGCGACCAGTCCAGCCAGTATCTGCCCCGCATGGCCTCCTACATTTCCGACGTGGCCGAGAAGTGGGCGAACTGGGTGGATACCGCCGAACGTACCGGTCAAGTCTCTAAGGCGATGGAAAAGGCCATCGAACAGGGCGGCTATCTGAAATCGTCCGTGTTCGACCTGATAGGCGTGTTTGAGGGCACGTTGGGTACTCTGGCGAAGACCGAGAACGGTATCCAAGGTTTTTCCGAGGCTTTGGAGAAAGCCAACAAGGCCGTTCACACCATCAAGTTCCAAGAGACTTTGGAGGCTTGGAGCGCTGGTGCGCAGGACGCGCAGGACAAGATGCGCAACGCTTTCAAGGATATTGGCGACGCCGCGTACTCGTTGAAGGACACCACTCGCGCGGTGTTCGGTGACGCGGGCCAGATCGTAGGCGAGGGCATCACTGGGTTGAGTCGCGTGTTGCAGCAGTCCGGTGGTGGAATCCGCGATTTCAGTTCCGGTGTCCGCGACGGGTTCAGCCAGGTGTTTGACGCGGTGGGTGACGCGGGCCCCATGTTCTCCGATTTGGCGAGCATGGTGGGCCAGTTGTCGCGCACGTTCGGCGGCACGTTCGCGTCCGCTTTGCGTACCGTGAGCCCGCTTATCAGCACCATCGCCAAGGGTGCCACCGGCGTGGCCCAAGCGTTCGACTCGTTGCCGGGGCCGGTGAAAAGCATCATCACATTGTGGGCCACGTTCGGTCGTGCGGGCAAGACGGCGTTCGAGTCGTTGAAGACCGGCATGTTGCAGAACATCCAGTCCACGATGCGATACCAGAAGATGCTCAGCGAACTGGGTTTGAGCGCCGAACAGGCGTCCGTGAAAATGGGCACCCTGATTAAGGCGATGAACCAGTTGCGTTCCGGCAATTATGCGGGTATTCTGTCCGGTGCCATCAGCGAGGTCAATTCCCTCGGCATGGCGGCGGAAGCTAACTCGAAGAAGCTGCTCCTTCCGGGGAACGCTGCCAAGGAGACTTCCAAGGACATGGGCGGCTTGGTCGGTGCGAACGGTCAGGCCATCGCCTCCATCCGTTCGGCCGGGGAGCAGGCCGAACAGCAGTCCGGCAGGTTCGGTTCGTTGAAGACCGGCGTGAAGAACCTGTGGGATGCGTTCGGCGGCTGGACGACGGTTGCCGGTCTGGGAATCAGCGCGGGCATCGCCGTCATCGGCAATGCGATATCCGACTACACGACGAAGGCGGAAGCATCCAAGCAGGCGATGGACAAGGTCATCGACGGCATGAAGGGCATCAAGTCCAACGCCAAGGAGGCGGCGGACGCGTTCAACGATTTCAAGTCGGAGACCACGAAACAGTGGGATGACCCGTCGCTCCTGTTCGGCAAGGACGGTGGCGGCGCGGTCACTGAATGGCTCGTCAAGGTCAGCGGCGGCTACACGTCCGCAGCCGACGCGGCCAAACGTCTGGGCATCAATACCAGTACGCTGACCGATGCGGTCAGCGGCAACGAGGCCGGCTACAAGAAGCTCGTCAAACAGTTGGAGGCGCAAAGCAAGGAGACATACAAGGCCAGCGACCAGTACGGCATGATGGTCGAGAAGCAGACCGATGCCGCCATCGCCGCCGACACGCTGTTGCAGGCGTTGAAGAAGCAGCACAAGGAAGGCTTGGAGAAATCCGTCAAGGAGCAGATGAAATATCTGCGTTCCCTCGAACAGATCTCCGATTCCTCCTCCGCGCTGTCCGACAAGCTCAGCTCGCTCGCCACGACGGTCAAGGCGAACGGTCAGGCGTTCAAGGAAAACGGCGAACTGGCTGACGCCAACAACGCCGCCTATGTGCGCACCGACAAGGCGATGAAGGATGTGGCCGCTACCGCGTTGCTGTCCGCCCATCAGCTTCTCTCCTATGGTGAGAAGAACGGTCAGGTGGAGGAGTACACGCAGAAGGCCGCAAACTCCATTTATGAGGCGCGTGAGGCCATCGTGCAGCAGGCTCAGGCCGCTGGCATGAGTGAGGAAGCTGCTGAAAGGTACGCTGATTCGCTTGGTCTGATTCCCTCTGATGTGGGTACCACGATCACCGCTCATTCGGAAATCGCCCAAGATGCGGTGGATAAGCTCGTGCAGGGCATATCCGGTCTGACCGATGGTGAGAAAGAGATCGTTATCCGGCTACGTGAAGCTGGAGTGGTCACCACGTTGGACGGTGTTCTCAGTCTTGTTGAGCAGCTGATGAAAGGCGACTTGTCCGAGAGGGACCTCACATTGCTGTTGAACGCGGAGGGCAATGCTCGCTGGGAGACAGGCGAGGTCAAGGAGAATCTTCTTGCTCTCGGCATGTCCAAGAAAGCCTACAAGTGGCTGTTCTCAGGTGAGGGCAACGCTGAGGAGCGCATGCAGAAGGTCAGGGACGAGCTCGGCTATCTGAACCTGACCGACGAGCAGATACAGTGGATTCTCGACTGTATCGACCACGCTTCCGGCAAGATAAAGGACGTGGAGAAGAATAAGGTTCCCGCCGCCAAGGGCGTCAGCTTCAACATCGACGCCAACGATGATGACGCTCAGGTGAAGCTCGCTACTTATCAGTCTCTTGACGGCCAGCCTATCGCACGCGCGAAAGCGTATGTGGATGGCGACAATACGGACGCCAACGAGAAGTTCCAAGAGGTCAGGTTCTATGACGGGTTGACCATCGCCCGCCCGTGGGGTCGTGTTCTTGGAGAGAATGAGCAGGCTCGTCAAGCGTTCAAGGACACGGCAGCGTATGACGGTGTGACCATTTCACGGCCTTGGGGTCGCGTTCAAGGTGAGAACGAGGGTGCACGCAAGGCGTTCCGTGACACCGCATGGTACAACAACATGACTCTCGCCACAGCATGGGGTCGTGTGCAGGGCGACGATGATCCGGTGAAAACAACGTTCCAGTATTGGCGTCGGCAGTCCGGCACTGTTCTTGCCACCAATTATGTGGATATTGTCACTCGTCACAGCAGTGATGGCAAGGTCTCCGCCGCTACCGGTGGTCGTATCTATGGTCCCGGTACTTCCACTTCCGATTCGATTCCGGCGATGCTGTCCAATGGTGAGATGGTGCTTCGTGCCGCAGCCGTCAAGAAGATTGACGCCTTGTATGGCAGGAGTTTCCTGAACACGTTGAACGCGGTCGGCAGTGTGGAGAAAGCCATGCAACCGTCCGCGTTCGCGTTGAACGCTCGCAGGAAGTCTCAGGCGTATGCGACCGGTGGCCGCGTATCCACGGCGAACGGCTCGTGGAATGTCGAAGTCAACCCGGTGATAAAGGTCGAACTTCCCGCGAATACGGGGAACACGACGAACAACACGGTGACTATCAACGGCGTGGAGTCCTCCGACCGGAGGATAGCCGACGCGGTGGAAACCCTTGTCGCTTCCGCCACCCGGAAACGCAACATGCGTCCGCGCTGACCGTCAGAGAACCGTTGCAAGCCAGTTTGTTTCAGCTTGCAACGGTTTCCTCCTGTTTCCTAACATCGTCAAGAAAGGTTTGTCATGGTTGAAGGTGCCGGCAATATCATCGGCGGCGGCTGGCGTTGCTGCGTACAAGCCGATATCGTCTCGCAGAACGCGACACAGGCCGTCATAGGCGTGCACATCATCTACCGTCGCACCGACCCGTCGCGCTGGGTGGCGTCCGATGCCGTGTCCGGTGGCGCTTGGGTCAATGGCGTGAGCACGAGCACGAACACGGTGAACTTCGGCTACCGGTCCTTCAACGGCGACGTGGATTTACACACCCAGCAAGTGACCGTCACGAAGCAGGAGTCCGCGCAGACGTTCTCCTGCCGCGCGTTCCTGAACATCCCATATGGTTTGCCGGGACGGTCGGAAGCGCATGTGAACCTCACGGTTCCCGGCATCACGTATGCGAAACCGAACCCGCCGAAGAACGTATCATGGACGCGGGTCAATGATTCAAGCGTGAAGGCCGCATGGCAGTCGAACTATGATAATGCGGCGCGAAAATATTGGAAGCAGATCTACGCAGACCAGTGCGTCGGCTTGAACGGCGGCACACAAGGCGCGTGGGGTCTGGTCAAGGCGTTGAACTGGGACGCCTTGAACTATTCGTACACGGGGTTGAAGGCGAACGCCCGATACCAGTTCCGTGTCGCGGCCCAGAACCCTGGCGGAGTGTCCGACCATGTGTACTCGGGCTACATCTACACGACGCCGGCCGCCCCCGTGGCGGTGAACGCGGTGAAACTGTCCGAACAGTCCGTGCGCGTGACCGTGGATGCGTCGAAATCGTATGTGTATGGCATCAGACTGCGGCGCAGGGTGAACGGCGGCGAATGGGCCGACATAACCGGAGGCACCCCCGGTGCGACGGCCGAAGGCTGGCTTCCCGACATAAACGGAATCCAGAACGTCACGTGGACCGACACCGCAGCTCCTGCGGGCCAAGTCCAGTACGCGGCGTTAGTGGGAAGACCTGTCTACGGCGATGACAACTCCAAGACCACGCTCTTCTCCGACTGGACGTACAGCAACACTATCCAGACGGCCGTGGCCCCTTCCGCGCCGACGATTCTGAACCCGACGCAGAACGGCGCGTATGTTGTCAATCAGCCGATGACGGTCGCTTGGAAACCGAATCATCCTGACGGTTCCGCCCAATCCGCCGCGCAGGTGGAGGTCACCGACCCCTCGGACGTTACGGTCATCGAAGAGCAGACCACGAACACCAGTTATCAGCGCACGCCCAAAAGCTGCGGCTCGTATAGGATTCGCGTGCGCACCAAGGGTATCCACGCCGACTGGGGCGCATGGTCGAACTACGTGACCTTCACGGTCGCGAAATATCCGAACATCAGCATCAACAAGCCTTCCGGCACCATTACGGCGACACCGTTCACCGTGGCGTGGACCGTGGCGGACGATACGGGCGTCAGCTCGCAGACGCTCATCATCCAGTCGGACGGCGTGGAGAAATACCGGAAGACGATGGACGGTTCCACGCGAAGCCTGAGCATCGGCGCAAGCCAGTATCTGCCGAACAACAATTCGACGTTGACCATCACGCTCGTGGTGCGCGGCGGTTCCGGCTTGGAATCCAGCACGAGCGTCGTGAGGGACGTGGACTGGCCGGACCCGGCCGAGCCGATGGCCGCGATAGAGTCGAACAATGATTACGCGGCGTTGGTCATCGTGTCGTTCGGCGTGCCGGAGGAAGGCCAGTCGGAGACGGTCAGCGCATCCGTCATCCGTGTCATGCCTGACGGTTCGGAGGTGCTTATCGCCTCGAACCTGTTGGACCAGCAGTTGGCCGTGGACCCCATTCCCCCGTTGAACACCGACTTCCATTACAGGGTGGTCGCGTATTCGGCTATGGGCACGACCATCGCACGCATGGTGGACGCGCGCATCGAATCCGGGTTCGGAGTGTTGAACTTCGGCACGGATGCGGGTCAGACGTTATTGCTCGGCTATAACAACACGGTGTCTCATAAGCGTTCCCATTCGACCAGCGAGTTTCATTTCGCGCGGGGCGACGGGGCGAATGCTCTGCCTTCCAGCTACGAATTGGACCAGTTGGATTCCACGGTGAGCGTCACCGGCGTATGGGAGTGGGACCAAGCGTTGTGGCTGCGGATACTCTCGTTGGCTGACGGATACCCTTACGCATGGTATCGGGAGCCTTCCGGCCTGCGTGTCTACGTGAAGGCGGAACAGTCCGTGAGCGTTGACATCGCGGACAAGAAGAACATCAGCTATTCCGCCGACCTAACCCAATTGACATGGGAGGAGCCCGTCCTATGAGTGATTGGAGCAAGCCTTTCAAGGTCGCCTACCGTGTGATGCGAGTCAACAGGAACACGGGTTTGGAGACCGGACGGTTGGATTGGGTGATATCCGGGGGCAGCATCGAACGCAACCAGGACACCAATATCTGCGAATCCGGTTCCCTGACCGTGGAGGGGGCGACCGACCTGGGCACCGACCGGCTACGGATATGGGCCGACTGCACGTGGCATGACGGTTCCACGGCAAGTGTGCCGTTGGGCACGTTCCTTCCCAACATCCCCAAGCGCAGCGTGAACGGCAAGGAATCTTCCAGCCAACTGGATTTGTACGGGCTGCTGCAAGAAGTCGATGACGACATGTTCGAGTCGCCGATAACGATAGGCAAGGGCAAGAAGGCCGTGACCGCCGCCGCCGACATCCTCAAGGGATGCGGGCTTCAGGTCGCGGCCTACAATCCCGGCAATTACACGCTGAAGGATAATTGGACGTTCGGTTTGAGGTCCGATAAGGACAAGGACAAGGGCAGCACCAAGCTTGACGCGGTGAACGATCTCTTGGATTTGGCCGGATACTCCAGTGCGAGAACCGACGAGTACGGGCGCGTCATATTGGAGAAGTATGTGGAGCCGGGCAAACGCCAGCCGAAATGGACGTTTCAGGAGGGTGCGAACGCCACGTTCCTCACCACCATGACCGACGAACGCGACCTGCGTGAGGTGGCGAACGTGGTGAAGGTCACCTACTACAACACGGACAAGGAATACGTTTCGACCGCGATTGACGATGACCCGGCTTCGGAGTTCAGCACTGTCAGCCGTGGCCGCAGGGTGGCTCACGCCTACGAGTATTCCAGCATCCCCGACGAGGTGACTACCGACGAGCAAGGCAGGAAACTCGCCTCGGACAAGGCGTTGGAACTGCTACGCACCGAACAATCCGTGATTCACAGGGTCACGTTCACGCACGTGTACGCTCCTTTGAATCTGACCGACGTGGTGGACTTGGAGTATCCGACCGGCTCGGTTTCCGGCAGGTTTGCGATACGCGCGCAGAATATCACTTTGGAGGCCGGTATTCCCATCGAATGCGAGGCCCGTACCTTCCAGCGTCCAAGCGAACCAACAACAGTGAAGGCATAAATGCAGTCGAACCTGATAAGGGCCGGCAATCGTCTGGCCGAAATCATGCCCTCCCAAGTGGGGGCGGAAGCCACCATCACGCGCATCGGCACCATCAACACGGTGTACGACACAGGAGGGTATTGGACCGCTGACGTGGATATGAGCGGCGGCACGCTCATGGGATTGCAGATGACCACGGATTGTGTGGGAGCCCGAGCCGGTGACAGGTGCGTGGTGGAAACCTACGCGAAAGTCGCCATCGTCACCGGCATCCTTGCGCGTCCGGGGTGCGGATGCTCCCCCTTGTTTGAGTGGTCGAGCACGTGGAGTGGTACCCCTGGGACTGAGCCTGAGAGTGGTTATCTTGAGAAGACTGCGACTGTTACTTGCGGGGGGCTTATCCTGTGCGAGGTTGCGGCCGCGATCAGCGGTACCGGCGAATACAGTATGGCGTTCGACTTCTTGGACGCGAACGGTGAGCGTAAAGCGTATTGGTGTTCCACGTCGCCGCAGAAGAACGGCGGCACGTTGAGGTGGGTTGCTTCCGGTTCTGTGCGGTTGCCTTACGGCTCGTACACGGTGAAGCTCACGACGTTTCATTGGGGCACGGTTTCCATTGTCGGCAATGATTCGTCTGGTAATAGTCTGCGTTGGCGTGACGCATCGTTAGGGGTTGAAGGTGTTTCGCGTTATGCGCGGTTGCGTATGGCGTGAAGTGGACGTGTCCCGCCTTGCCGTTTGTTGTAAGCATAATACGTAACGCCTGACGATAGTCAGTTGACTTAGCCTCACACCATATCGTGTGGGGCTTTCCCATATTCGAAAGGACACTGAATGTCCCCTTTTCATGACCTGTTTTCAAGCGCCGAGTTTTGGAGCGCGTTGATTCTCGCGCTCCTCGGCGGTGGCGGCATCGGCGGACTGGTCGGCGCGTGGTCGAACAGCAGGAAAACCGAGGCCGATATCGACGGCATCACCGCCGACGCGGCCGACAAGGCCGTGAAGATTCTCACGGAAAGCATCATCGACCCGTTGCGTGAGCAGGTCGCTTTTCAGGAGACCCAAATCCAGCATTTGGAGGAGGTACAACGCAAGTATTTCAAGATCGTGGCCTATGTGCGTGGCCTGTTCCATTGGCTGCAATCGTTCTGCGAAGTGACGGAACCCGAGTTTTTGAAACGTCATCCCAAGCCATCGCTGCCGGACGAGCTTCGCCCGGACGTGGCCCCCGAAACAATCGAATCCAATAAGGAGGAACAGTAATGACCCAAATCCATATTTCCATTAGGAAGCCGAAGACGGGCGGCTTGGACCCTGTGACCGGTACGCTGCGGTTCCGCCCGGTGCGTCGTCATTTCGACGCGGAAGGGAATCTTGTCATCGCGGCCTCGTTTGACGCGGACCTGTCCGAAAGCGGCGAGCTGACGGTTGACCTGCTGCCCACGACTAGCGCGTTTGTTTGGCAGGTCATCG